AGGGGAGACGATCCCCCGCCCTTGCAGCTTCGCGTACCAATCATGGATTCCAGTGAGTGACGACACTGAACAGCTCTCAGGGCCGTCAGAAGCGGTTTCGAATGCCGAGTTCATCCCGAACGCTGGCTTTGTGGCGATGCAGAAGGCCATCGCGATACGGAAAGCTCAGGGTTTGCCGCTCGGGAGACCTAAGGGGGTCCAAAACAAGCTCACCAAGCTCGTTCGTGACGGGCTCGCGACGGTTTACGACGACTTGGGCGGTGACGATGCGTTTCTGAAGTGGGCTCGAGCTCACAAGACGCAGTTCTACACCGGACTCATGCGTTGCATCCCGAAGGAAAAGGAAGTGAACAGTCTCGGGACTGGAGTCACGATCCTGGTAGACCATCGAGACGAGTCCTCGGGAGCCAAAACACTATGAAAATCGAGCAAGGCCGCGTGTATCGCGCCAAGAAGCCTGGACTCGCTGGTGGCTGCTACGTCAACGACCGGCAGGTTCTCCGCATCACGGAGTTCGTAGTGCAGTACGACGGGCCGTCCGTGCGTCACGGCTCGCACTTCCCTTCCGTGCCGCGCGACGTGTTCGAGAAGTGGGCCGACCGCGACGTGACGGACGAGTTGCCGAAGGGTGATTGGATGGACTACCACGACTTCATGCGCGCAAAGCGCGTGCCTACTGGAGACACGACTGCAAATCCGTCTCCCGAATAACTGGACGCCGTATCCGTGGCAAGCCGACGTGCTCGCGGCGAGACGCAAGGGCATCGCACGCTTCGCGATCGCCGCGCATCGTCGCGCAGGAAAAGACGCTCTCGCGCTCAACATGACGGCCATAGAGGCGCACACGGTCGTCGGCACCTACGCGCACATGTTCCCGTACGCGACCATGGCGAGACGTGCGTTGTGGCGAGAGTCGAATGATTTCGGCGAGCGAATCCTAGAGCAAGCGTTCCCGAGCACGATCAGGCGCGTGACCCGCGAGAACGAGCTCAGCATCGAGTTCCTGAACGGCTCCATCTGGCAAGCCATGTCCGCGGACGATCCCCGCGCCGCGGTCGGCACGAACCTGAAGGGCGTGGTGTTCAGCGAGTACGCCCTCTATCCCGACTCCGAAGCCTGGGACTACATCCGCCCGATCCTGGCCAAGAACGGCGGCTGGGCCATGTTCATTTCCACGTATCGGGGATCGAACCACCATTACCAACTGGTCCGTCTCAACCGCGACAATCCCGACTGGTACACGCGCGAGCTGTCCGTCAACGACACCCGCGACTGCAACGGGCTGCCGATCGTCTCCGACGAGATGATCGACGCCGAGCGCCGCTCCGGAATGTCCGAAGCCCTGATCCAGCAGGAGTACTACAACAGCCCCGTGGCGGCGTTCTCGGGTGCGTACTACCAGACCATGATGCGCCGCGCTCGAGCAGACGGACGGGTCGGGGACTATCCGTACAATCCGAACGAGCCCGTGTTCGTGGCGTTCGACGTGGGCTACGCCGATCATGCGGTCGCGGTGTTCTTTCAAGCGCTGCAGCCGGACAAGACAGTCTTTATCGGCAGCCAGTCCTGGCAGTTCACCCCGCCGGCGGAGATCGCGCTGGAGATCAAAGAGAAATACCCCTGGGGCCCGCGGATTCAGACCGTGATCCTGCCGCACGATGCGAACCGCCCCGGGCCCACGGGCGACACCTGGGTCACCGTGTTCGACCGCCACCGTCTCGCGCAGCAAGAAACGACGGTCCTACGCAAAGGCCAGAACACCCTGCACTCCGAGATCAGCCACGTGCAGATGAATCTGCGCACCTGCTACTTCGACAACAGCGTGCGAGACTTCACGAACAAGCGGCCCAACAATGACACGCTGCTCGAGAACCTCGCCGCCTACCGGACCGAGACGGTTCACCAGCGTCCCGGCACGTTCTCGCGCACGCCGCTGCATGACACGTCCTCGCATTGGGCGGATGCGATGCGCTACGCATTGGTGTATCGTCACGGCGATTACATGCCGGGACAGTGGGGACCGCCACCCGATTACAGCTCCTTCGACAAGCGGCAAGTGAGAGCGTGGACCCGGTGACTGACTTTCAAGCCGACTACCAGCCCGGAGAGCAAGTGAAACTCTTGCCGCTGGATTTGCCGGCCACGGTTGCGCTTGTCAGGTTCGCGGAAGGCGGAGCCGTTGACTATTTCGTAACGTGGTGGGCTGACGGCAAGCGCTGTCAGGAATGGCTCTACGCTAGCGAGATTGCGAAGTCATGACCAACGGCGAGCTCCTACAGCACATCCGCCGACAGCTCACGCAATGCGCGGGCTTCGAGTCGGACGATCTGTCTATCGACCGAGAACGCGCGCTCGACTACTACCTGATGCGCCCGAACGGCACCGAGGTCGCGGGCCGCAGCACCGCCGTCTCGGGCGACGTGTCGGCCATGGTGGACTCATCCCTCGCCGCGATGATGGAAGCGTTCAGCGACGAGCACATCGTCGAGCTCGACTCCCTCGGCCCCGAGGACGAGGACCAGGCGCAGCTCGAGTCCGACGCGCTGTCCTACTACGTGATGAGCCAGGCCGGAGGCCGCTGGCAGCTCGCGCAGGCCATCAAGGAAGTCTTGCGGCTTCGCAACGGCTGGATGAAGGTGTGGGTCGAGGAGGAGCGGCGCCCCAAGATCGAGGAGTACCGCAATGTCACGCCGGAAGCGTTACTCGAGCTCACGGAACGCCCCGGGCTCGAGGTCACGATCCTCAAGTACGACCCCACGGACGGCTACCTCAAAACCCGCACCGTCACCGTCCGCAAACGCTTCTGCGCCGAAGCGGTCTCACCCGGCAACATCGTCTACCCGAAGGCCTACGACGGCTGCGACTTCCGCGCGTTGCAGGCTATCCCGATCATCGCCGAGCGCCATATCGACACCCGCTCGCATCTCATCGCCATCGGTTTCGACCGCGCCGCCGTCGAGCGCATCCCGGAGTACCGCTCCGACCGTAACCCCACAGAGGCTGCGCGCAATCCAAGACGCGATAGCTCCCTCACCCCAGGACTCGACACCGCCAGCCAACTGGTGGAATGGTGGGAATGCTATGTCCTGGTGGATTCGGGCTATGGTCTGGCGGAACGCCGGAAAGTCTGTTGCGACGCTGGCTTCCGCGAGCTGTTCCAGAAGCAACCCGCGAACCTAGTTCCCTACGCGACCGGCCAGTGCTTCATCGCCCCGCACCGCCTGACCGGCGTCAGCCTGTGGGACAAGCTCCGCCAAACCCAGGACATCAACACCGACCTGACGCGCGCGCTGCTCGATAACGTGCAAGCGACCACGCGCAACCGGATCGCGTATCTCGACGGCAAGGCGAACGTCGACGACATCGGCGACGGCCGCGTCAACGGCGCCATTCGCGTGAAGGCGAGCGTGGGCCGCGTCACCGATGCCGTGATGCCGTTCGCGGTTCCCGATACCTCCGCGGGCATTCGGGAAGCCATCCAGTTCATGCGGAATGTACGTACAGAGCTCGGGGGCGCGTCCCTCGACATGCAGGCCGGCGAGCTGCAAATGACCAAGCAAGTCGGCAGCATGGGGCTCGATCGCGCGTTCTCGGTCGCCGAGCAGCTGGCCGCCCACATGACCCAGAACGTCGCGGACACGCTGATTCGCTCCGTGTTCCTGCTCGCCCACGCGACCTTGCGGGAGCACTACGCCGAGCCCATCCCCATCAAGCGCGGCGGGCGCTGGGCCTACTCCACGCCGGCCGAGTGGCCGGAGCGCGAGTGCGTGACGATCAAGGTCGGCATGAGCCCCGGCGAGCGCACCCGCCAGCAAGCGTCCTTGGACAAGCTCTTGCAGGTTCACTTGCAGCTCGAGCAGCTCGGGATGGGCGGTATCCTGACCAACCTCGAGGGCTTCTACTCCCTGCTCACCGACTGGTCGCGCGTGTCGGGCATCGATCACCCGGAGCGGTATTTCATAGACCCGCAATCGGAAGCCTCGGTGCAGGCTCAGAAAGGCAAGGCCATGGCCAGTCAGAAGCGTGAGGCCGAGCAGAAGGGGCTCATCACCGAGGCCGTGCAGATCGAGAAGATCAAGGTCGCAGCCGACAAGTACGACGGCGACGCCGACCGCGCGGTGGACGTGTGGAGCAAGAAGGTAGACGCCAAGATCGAGTACGCGAAGCTCGGCCAAGAGGCCGATATCAAAGAGGCCGAGCTCGTCGCGCCGCACGCGGCCGACATGCTGAAGGAGAAGCGTGGACGACAAGATGGAAGCGAGGGCGCTGGCGAAAAGCGTT